CCTGTTCTATAGTATACTCTTGTTATAATGTCATCAGTAGGATCGGCGGTTTTCTTTGTATCAAAGTCCGCTTGATATGTATACCCTAATTTTAAATTGCTATCTTCAACCTCATAATAATCGGTTCCATCATTGACTAGTGCGTAATCTCCACATGTTTCTTCTATTGTGATATACCTAGTTTGAATATGTTTTTCCGTTTGGTTTATTATCCCTAGCCCTATAGCCGATGTAATAACTGCACTTAATAATACCATTGCCATAAATACTTTTCTCATGTTTCCAATCTCCTATCTAGAAGAGGCATCAGCCTCTTCCTTTTCTCTTAATAGCATATCAATATAAATCTCTCTCGCCTCCCCATGTAGATCGACTCCCTTTTCTACCATCTCCAATACTGCTAATTCAAGTTTGTTTGTTGCTTTCATGTTTCTAATCTCCTTTATAGTCCTATACTTTTATTTATCGACTAGAGAAGTTTTCTCACTTCTCTAGTCAATTCCATACAAGCTCTATCGGCTTGTTTGATGCCTATCATAAATGCGTCTCGCACTTGTGTGTCATCTACATAACGTGATTTTCTGAAATAGTCATTACCTTCATGAATAAGTCCCAAGCTGCCAACCGCCATGCGTACATAACTTTCATAAAGTAAAGCGGTTTTATAATCAACGTACATCTTAATTGGTGCACCGCTTACCTCATAAGTATCTTTTTTATGTTTACGGCTTTCCTCTTTCATTCTATCGTATTCACTTCTTGTTGTTTGTCCTATCTTGTAGCCTGTACTTGTCTTTAATAGATAAATTATATACATTTTAATCATTTTTATATCCTCCTTTTAGTAAAAATCACGAAATACTCTATAAATTTGATTTTCATATACTTCGCCTATGTTTCTAGTTTCAATCATATAAACGAAACTACTGAACCCTTTGTATCTTTTAAATTGTGTCATAAATCTTTGTCCTCGCTTTCATTTTTTTGGTTTTTATAACCTACTAACCTACTATAATTTTATAATAGGCTAGTAGGTTATAAAAGCCGAGAGGCTTTTATAATCTAAAAATAATACTTTCGCAATCATTTAATACAGCAACCGGTTCAAATTCATCTAAGTACATGAAACCATGTTCAAATTCTACTTTTGTAAATAAGTGTTCGTTGTCCAATCTAATATTCATAACTCTTTTTTTGTTGCCTAACCTTTCAATGATATCCTTGTAGCTTACTTCTACAAACAAAGTTTTTTTCATGTTTTACACCCTTATACACTTATAAGTGTACTCCCTTCATTTTTTGTTGTTTGTCTTTTGACAATACCAATATATACCATTGAAAAGGGTTTTTCAATAGGTTTTGAACACTTCACATATTTTTCACATAATTAACAACGTAGCCGTGTGTTTCATCTAGGGGTATACACTCGCATTATTTCAAGGTACCCCCCACGGATCCGGGCGTTTCACCTCTGGAGTTGATATATCCCCTTGACCAGCACAACTCCCCGACCAAATTTTCCGCATTATATGGAACGACCCAAAATTTACCAAAAAACTTGACAATCTCTACCTCTCATGATATAATGTTCTAGTAAAGGAGATTTTTTATGGAAGATAGATTACACTTAGATTACTCGATCAAAGATCCAAAAGAGCGTGAACTTCTTATAGAGCAAATCATTGCTTCCCTTCCTCCAGAAAAATTAACACAAACAGAAATACAAAGATTTAGTAATTACATTATAGATGCAGTCACAGAACAAGAAAAGAAAGAATTATTAGGTACTGGATACAAGGGGGACATCATGACAGATAACCGCATGGTAACAATCTCTGCCCGCGAAGTTTCATACGAAGGCTTGGTAGAAAAGTTCGAGAATGGAGAAGATGGCGTGTATGGTCTTATGGCTAACAATAAGGGATATTTACTGACCAACAAGAAACGCATAACTCAAGAAGAAATTGACGCGATGCCTGATTTAAAGAGCTTTGTGGCCGAAATCGAACGCGTAAAGGAAGCCGCTAAACGCGCGACAGGCAAAGACCGCTATAAACTCAACCAACAGCTTATTCAAATGCATAAAGACCAGTATGACATTCGTGCCTCATACAAACCGCCGCAAACCACCCATAAGGGGGCAAGAGGCGGGTCTAACGCAATTAAGCTAGATGATGACATAGAAATGATAGATGGAGAACCAGTTTCAAAAGGATTAATATCTCTCTTTAACCCAGATCATGTCCGCGCAATTCTTCATGACTATGAAAACCTTAAACAAGAGGCAGATGGCCAGTTTAATAATGACCTCTACTACCTCATGGAAGAAGTAGACCAACTTATCAATAAAGTTCTTTCGGGTTTACTATACGATCTCTTTATAATGAAAACACGCGGCGATAATAACCTAGAGATCCAAGCCGCGCTTAAAGAAAAATATAATGTTAATCATTCTATTGAATATATTTCCTCATTATGGTGTCAAAAAATACCAACTCTCTTGGCAGATAAAGCCAGTTACGATTACATAATGTGGTATTATACGGAAAAGGAACGTGGCAATTGGAAAACTTGTTCCCGCTGTGGGCAAACTAAGCTAGCCCATAACCGCTTTTTCTCAAAGAACAATACATCAAAAGATGGGTACTATAGCATATGTAAAGATTGCCGCAACGAAAAAGCCCAATTAGAAAAGAAGTTCGGCAAAGAATATGTTATGGCAATGTATGCGAAGAAAAAGGAGGAAAAGAAAAATGGCAATGCTTAAGTGCGAAAAATGCGGGCGTATGCTCGATGAAAAGCAATTCTATACATATAAAGATGGTACAAAAGATACAATGTGTAAGCAATGTCTTACAATGTTTATTGATCTATTTGAACCTTCTTCTTTTGAATGGATTTTAAAAAGAATGGATGTTCCATACATCCCTGGCGAATGGAATATATTAGTTCAAAAACAATATCAAAAAGACCCAAATAAAGTGGTTCCTGGGGCGGTTTTTGGGAAGTACCTTTCCAAAATGAAATTGCGCCAATGGAAAAAATATGGATATGCGGACAGCCAAGAGGCTATAGACTTCAGCAATGGGGTCGATGCTAATAGAGAGGCCATGGCTCAACAATCAATAGAAAACATTCAGCAAATTGAAGACGACTATTTGGCGGGAAGGATTTCCAAAGAGGAGTACATGACCCGCACTTCACCTGCGGCGCTCCCTGTCAACAAAAAAGATGAAGTTGACATGGATGCTCTTAAAGAGAAATTCTTTAATGATACACATGCGGCGGTTGTCGACGCCCCGCAATTTATGGATGAAGATGAAGTTCCAGAATTAGTTGCGGAATTAACTGATGAAGATAAGAAATACTTACTATTGAAATGGGGCCGCATGTATAAACCATCTCAATGGATTGAGTTGGAAAGAAACTACCGACAAATGGAAGAGAGCTTCGATATTCAAGATCAGGATACAAGAAACTCATTGATTCTCTCTTGTAAAACCTATTTAAAAGCTAATGAGGCTCTTGATGTGGGAGATGTGGCAAGTTATAACTCATTGATGGCGGCATATGATAAATTACGTAAGTCATCTAAATTTACTGCGGCACAAAACAAAGAAGAGAAAGGTGAGTTCGTAGATTGTATCGGAACTGCAGTTCTCTTTTGTGAACAAGAGATGGGAAAAATCAATAGACATGATGTATCAGTTAATCCTGATATCTTTGATAAAGTTATTGAAGACTTAAAGGGGTATACCAAATCTCTTATTGAAAGCGATCCCGCATTAGCAAGGGAAATAGATAACTACCTTAAAAGAAAGATTGCGGCCGAGGAGACGTATGATGCGGCGCAGGCTGCTGCTGACGCTGGTCTAGATACTGTTCCTATTACAGATGAGGATATGGCCGCATTTAAGGCTGAAGAAGAGGCACAAAGGGCGGCTGACGCTCTCATAGAAGGCGGTGTTCAAGATGAGTTTGAATAATATTCTTGAACAAACTAAAGAGACTGCCTATCGCCCAGAATTAAATAAAATACTTGGGATTGAGCGCGGCTCAGAAAAACAAGGAATGTCTGAGGGACGATTGAGGGCGGCAATGCCTGATCTCCGCAGACAAATTGCCTTTTGGCGCGAATATCCAGACCAATTTGTAGAATTTATGGCGGGACCAAATTCCCGTTTTAAATTATATAATTATCAAAGAATTATGTTAAGAGTTTCAATGAGACATAGAAACTCATTGATGGTATTACCCCGTGGTAGTTCTAAATCATTCTTAACAATGTTAATTTTAGTAATAAAATGTATTCTCTTCCCTGGGGTTCACTTGGCCGTGACTACGGGAGGTAAACAATATTAGTTTCAAAATTTAAAAAGGAGGAGCCGTTATGAGTGCAAAAAACGTCCTTACTAATTTTGAGAAAATAGACACAGAAGAAAAAGCATATTGGTTAGGTTTCCTATATGCGGATGGAAGTGTAGGTTCTAAGGAAGATAAAATAGAATTAGGACTTGCAGAAAAAGACCTAAAACACATAGAAAAATTTAAATCTTTTATGGGAGTTCAAAATAAAATTAGCTATAGAGCTGGAAGTAAATCTTATAGATTATCTTTTAGAAGTAAAAACTGTAAGGCTGATTTAATTGATAAAGGTTGTGTCCCTAGAAAATCGTTAATTTTGGTATGGCCAACATATGAGCAAGTACCAAAAGAACTTATGAGACATTTTATAAGAGGATATTTTGACGGAGATGGTTGGTTTACTAATACCGAAAAATGTTTTCAAGCAGGTATCATTGGTACTGAAAATTTCATAAAAGGTTTTCTAAACGAAATGGAAAATGTAAAAAAAGATAGTAAAATATTTAATGTCCATCGAGAAGGTGGAGCAAAAAGCTATGTGTTTAATTCTTATAATGATGTGTATGTTTTCTTAGATTATATGTATAAAGACGCTAATATATATTTAGATAGAAAATATCAAAAATATATAGACTTTATGACAAAAGGTAGTAATTACCACAAAACTAATATGAATTGCCGTGTATTAAAGACAATTTAATATATTATTATCGCGGAATTAAGCGGGAAGGCTGTGATGCTAATCCGAACCGAAGGCTATAGAAACTATAGTCAGGGGCAACGCATAGAGAGTGAAAAGATATAATCTCTCCACGAGGCCGCGACACCCTAACATATTAAGATGAGGGTGAAAAGATATGCTGAGCTTATACAAAAAAGAAGTATAAGAAATAAAGGATAAAAAGCCTTTATGATAACAAACTGAAAGCTCAGGCTACCTCGATCACCATAGCCAAGGTCGATGAAATCTGTAGGCTGATGCCCGCGTTTGCCAATGAGCTAGACCTTAGAAGAGGACAAACTAAAAAAGGAATAGATACTGTTGAATATATTTTTAAAAACGGTTCAAAGATAGACATTCTTGCCGCAAGGGAAAGCTCCCGTGGTCAAAGACGACATGGAATTGTAGGAGAAGAGTTTATCTTAATTGACCAAGATGCATTAAACGAAATTATTATCCCCACAACAGTAATTAATAGATTCTTGCCTGACGGGTCTTGGGATCCGAAAGAGGTCGTCAATCAGAGCCAGACATATATCAGTACCGCAGGCTTCAAGAATACGTTCGCCTATGAACTTACTATTGAACATTTAATCCGTTCTATTATTGAACCAGATGAGGTTATGATATTAGGCGGGACATATAATATTCCAGTATTAGAAGGATTGCAACCAGAAGATTTCTTAGCTCAATTAAAAATGAGCGGGACTTATAATGAAGATTCTTTTGATAGAGAATATCTTTCAAAATGGACTGGAGATGCTGAAAACGCTTTCTTCCCAATGGAAACTTTTGATAAACACAGAAGTTTATTACAACCTGAGAGAGAATATAGCGGCCGCAGCAGCAGAGACGCTTATTATGTACTTGGCGTCGATGTGGGAAGATTTGAATGTACTACTGAAATTTGTGTGTTTAAAGTAACTCCTCAGCCACAAGGATCTGCGGTTAAATCATTAGTTAATATGTATACCTATGAAGCGGAAGACTTTGAACAACAAGCAATAAAAATTAAAAAATTATATTATCTTTATAAAGCAAAAGTTGTTGCACTAGATGCCAATGGGGTTGGTGCGGGACTGGTTGACTTTATGACAAAGATGCAAATAGATCCTGATACAGGAGAAGAATTAATGCCTTTTGGTATTGAGGGCGGAACTTTTGAAGATTGGCAAGAGCAATATAAGATGATAAATAAAGGCGCTTATATTGAAAAAGATGCAATGTATCTTATTAAAGCAAATGCGCCAATCAACACAGAAACATATTCATATATCAAAACGCAAATGTTCAGCGGTAAGGTTAAGATGTTAATTGACCCTCAAACCGCAAGAGCGAAATTAGGTACAACAAAAGTTGGACAACAAATGGGCACTGCGGAAAGAAATGAGTATTTAGTTCCTTTTGAATTAACTGAACGTTTAAAAGAACAAATTGGAAATCTTATCCAAGAAAATGATGGAACAAATATTATTCTTAAACAAAATAACCGCGGGATTGCGAAAGATAAATTCTCTGCTTTTGGATATGGATTATATTATATTAAACAAAATGAAGATACCCGCAATAGAAGAAGAAAATTTAGTATGGCGAATATGATGTTTCATAATTAGGGGCAAATAGATAAAAAAACTAGCGAAATATTTTGACATTCTAGATGAAGTATGTTATAATGTTGTTATAGAAAATTGAGGTGACTAAGATGAGAGCTAGCCGAGCTGAAATGAAAATTGAAAGTATTCTAACAGAAGCCGATGTAAATTTTGAAATGGAATATTCTTTCGATGATTTGTTAAGTACAAACGGCAAGCCTCTTCGCTTCGATTTTGCTATCTTTGATGATGCGGGAGACCTAGATTTCTTGATCGAGTATCAAGGTATTCAGCATTACACAGCAAAGTCTAAATTCGGCGGAACTTCAGGATTACATAGACAACAATATAATGATAATCAAAAAAGAATATATTGCCGCAAGCACAATATAAAACTTATTGAAATTCCATATACAGATGAATATCGAATTACATATGATTATATTTTTAGAGCGGCCGGGTATTAGGAGGACTTATGATAAATAGAATAAACCAAGTCCAAACAACTTCTATCGCCCCAAGAGAACGAGCACATTTAAACTTTAATGATTTAAAGTTAGGTACTAAAAAAGTTAATGATATTACTATTGAAGATTTTAATAGTTTTAAAAGAGCAAATAAAAGATTAGCTGATAAGAAAGCAATTGAAAGAGCTATCGCAGATAATGATATTACTTTCATGGGAGATGTCTCTGAATTTTTCTTTAGAATAAGCGGGATGTATAGAAGAATAATTGAGCACATGGCTCAACTATACAGATATGATTATATGGTGACGCCATATATCATGGACAAAACTAAAGCTCAAAAAGTGAGTGAACAATTTAATAATGTATTATATTTTTTAGATAAGATGGAAGTGAAAAAAGTTTTATCTAAAATTTCATTAGAAGTATTGATTAGAGGAAATTATTATTGTTATGCTATTCCAACAGCAAACTCTGTCATTATTCAAGAGCTTCCTAGAAAATACTGTAGAAGTAGATTTTCCGCTGAGGGAAGGCCGCTTGTCGAATTTAACTTAGCATATTTTGAAAATAAATTTCCAAATGAAGAACAAAGAAAACGTATTTTAAATGTATTTCCAGAAGAGATTAGAAAAGCGTATATGAAATATAAAAATGATACTCTTACTGAACTCTTGCCTGGAGAAACAAGAAATGGTTGGTGCGTATTAGACGCAAAATCAGCTTTCAAGTTTAGTTTAAATGAATATGATTATCCATTTATGATTTCAGTTATTCCAAGTATTATTGATTATAATACTGCACAAGAAATTGAAAAGAAAAAACTTGAACAACAATTAGTTAAATTAATTGTCCAAAAACTACCATTAGATAAAAATAGTATGATGGTATTTGACATGGATGAAGCAAGAGATATTCATAGCAATGCGGTACAAATGGTTAAAAATATCGTTGGTACTGATGTCTTAACTACTTTTGCGGAGGTTGGTGTAGAAAGTATGGCCGACAACAGCGCAAATAATGCGGTTGATGATACTATGAATAGAATTAGAAGTTCTATCTTTGATGAAGGTGGAGTTTCATCATTAATTTTCAATAGTGATGGAAATATTTCTCTTGACAAATCTGTATTAAATGATGCGGCAAGTATGAGTGAACTTATGGCTCAATATCAATCATTCTTAAATGCTTTGGTTGACGCAAAATTTAATAAAAATCCTAAAAAGTTCTACTATAATGTTGAATTATTACAAACAACTCAATACAATTATATTGAATTATCAAAACTATATAAAGAACAAGTGCAATTAGGTTTTGGAAAACTATTGCCACAGATCGCTTTAGGTCATTCACAAAGTTCAATTCTTGCTACAATTTATTTTGAAAACGAAGTATTGAAACTTGTAGACTTAATGACTCCGCCAGAGAACTCAAATACTAAAAGTGCGGCAAGCGGCAGTGGAGGCAAGAACTCTAATGGCAATCCTAAAGGGAACACCGATGATAAGGGTGGCCGCCCTTCAAAGGAAAGCCAAGGAGAAACTGTGTCTGATAAAACTTTACAAAACAGAGAATCTCAGGCATAGTTTGGACGAAGTATGGTAAAAATCTTCCAACTATAATTAAGTAAGTATAGTTGGAAGATTAATATAAAAAAGGAGACTAAATTATGAATCAATCAATTGAGACTTTAGACTCTCCTGAGTTTATAAATTTAAAACCAATGGATATCAATCCGTTAATGTCGGAATGTACAATCAAAGTAATGTATATTGGTCAAAATAGAAATGGTTCTTTTATTAATAAAGAAACTGCAACTAAAATGGCTGAAACATTACGCGGTGCTCCAATCGTTGGGTACTATAAGGCAGAAAAAGAAGATTTTGCGGATCATGGTCAAAGAGTTACTATTGACGGTGGCGAAATTAAATTTGACTGCATGACAGTACCTTATGGTTTTGTTGCTCCAAACTCTGATGTATGGTTCCAAAAATTTGACGATATTGATGAATTCGGAAATTCTGTAGAACATGAATATCTTATGACTACTGGATATTTGTGGACTGGACAATATGAAGAAGCTAAATTAGCTTTGGAAGGCCGCCCTCAATCTATGGAATTAGACGAAGAAACTTTGGATGGGAAATGGTCATATGATACTAAAACTCAAATGGACTTTTTCATTATAAACGATGCAACTTTCTCAAAGCTATGTATTTTAGGTGAAGATGTGGAACCTTGTTTTGAAGGTGCCGCAGTTAATCATTTTTCTCTTGATGAAAAATTTAAAAACAATCTTTACTCTATGATGCAAGATTTGAAAAAGGCACTACAAGGAGGACAAGACGTGAACTCAGAAAACAAAGAAGTTCAACAATACGAAATTCTTGAACAAGAACAAGAAGAAAAAGAAGTAGTTGAAGTTGAACAACCAGTAGAGAATGAAATCGAAACTCCTGCTGAAGATGTTGAATTTGCTAAAAAAGAAGAATGTGATCCTGAAGATAAAAAGGAAGAAGATTCTAAAGAAGAAGCAAAAGACGACAAAGAAGATAAGGAAGAAGAAGATAAAAAATTCTCAAAAGAAGAAGAAAAAGAAGATAAAGCTGAAGATAAAAAAGATGATAAAGAAGAAGATTCTGAAGATTATGCTTGCGGTGGCGGAGATGGTAAAAAGAAAAAATATGAACTTCTTGAAGAAGAACATGAAGAACTTAAAGCTAAATTTGCCGCATTAGAAGCTGAATGTGCTGAATTAAGAGAATTCAAAAACAGTATCGAAAGAAAAGATAAAGAAGCTTTAATCGAAAAGTTTACAGCTCTTTCTGAAGAAGATAAGAAAGAAGTTGTTAATAATATTGACAATTACTCTCTTGCTGAAATCAAGAAAGAATTAGCATCTATTTGTTTTGATAAAGGTGTTAATTTCACAAAAGCTGAAACTGTTGATGTTGAAGAACATCAAGAACAAAATATCACTTATTCTTTAAGCGGGTCTGATAATGCGGGAATGGATGACGTTCCAGATGAAATCTTAGCATTAAGACGTGCTAGACAAGAATTAAAAAACAAATAGGAGGAAAATAAGATGTTATTAGAACGTGAAGGTTTTGGACAAGTTGAACCTAATATGTTAACAGTAACTAGAAGCGGGAAAAACTATGCTTTATTACCAGCTGCTTCTACTATTACTTCATTAGAAAATGGTCAATTTGTTAAATACGATCAAGTTGCTGGAGAAGTTAACTTCACTGGTGCTGGTCAATGGAAAATGGTTTTCAACGAAGTTAAATTATATGATGATGGTGCTCATGCTCAATTCTATAAAGACTATGTTATGGAACCAAAACAATTTACTGATGGAAAAATGTATCCAAGATGTATCGATTTAGAATTAGAAATCGATAGATACACTACTAATACTTTTGATGATTCAGTAACTGAAGTAGAAGTTGGAGATTTATTCGCACCAACTGCTGCAAAATTAGGAAAATTAGTTAAGATTGAAGAAAGCGCTATGGGAGATCATACTTTAGTATTACAAGCAATTAAATGCTATTCAATGCCAGACGGTCAACCAGGTGTTAAATTAATCAGAGTTAAATAGGAGGAGAAGGAAATGTTAACTTACGAAAAACAAAGAAAATTAGTATTAGCATTAACTAATGCTGAAAAATCTGCTCCTGTGGCTTACTCATTCGGAGAAGATAAATTCTCTTACAATGAATTAAATGAAACTGTAAGAAATGAATTAAATGAATTATATAAAGCAGACCCTAAAGCTGCTTTCGCATTAATCGCTGAATCTTTAGATGAATATTTACCAAAGAACGTTTTAGCTCAATATGGTCAATTCGCTGAAGTTCAACATTTTGCTCAAGGTGATAAACCTGTATTTATCACTAAAGTAACTGAAGCTTCTAAGAGACGTGCTAAACAATTCGTATCAAGAGTTGGATTAGCTGGTAGATATGAAGCATTCAAATTAGATGGAAGAAAAATCGAAGTTGCTACTGCTGCTTATGGAGGAGCTGCTAACATCGGTTTAGAAGAATACTTAGACGGTAGAGTAGACTTCACTGAAATCTTAGCTGTTTTAAATGAAGCATTAGCTGAACAAGTTTACTATGAAATTGAAAAATCATTAGTTGCTGCTTTCAACTCATTACAAGCAAACAACAAAGTAACTGCTAACGCTTTCATCGAAACTAAAATGGATAAATTATTATCAGTTGCTGATTCTTATGGAACTGGTAAATCAACAATCTATTGTACATTCGAATTCGCTGCTACTATGATTCCTTCAACTGGATGGGTTGGTGGAGCTTGGTCAGAAGCTATGAAAGATAAATACTGGACTCAAGGATACCTTGGAGATTACAAAGGTCATAGAGTTATCGTATTAGAACAATCTTTCACTGATGAAAAGAATAATGTTAAAGTTATTGATCCATCAATGGCTTGGATTATGCCTAACTCAGCTGAAAAACCAGTTAAAGTTGCTTTCGAAGGTGTTTCTCAAGTTAGAGAATTAGACAACTTAGAAGATTGGTCAAGAGAATTACAAACTTATACTAAATTTGGTGTAGCTACAAACGTTCATAATAACATTTGTGCTTATAAAAACTCAACTTTAGTAAAAGCATTTGATGTAAATGCTTAATTAATATGTAGATTTAGGGAGAGAGCATTCTCTCCCTTTATTTAAATATACGGAGATAAAAGGAGAAAATTAAATATGGAAACTAAATTATTAAAGGATGAAGACATTGTTGTTATTACAAACAGAAACTTTTCAACAACATGTTATTATATTCCTGAATTAAACAGAGAAAGAGATTTTGGTCCAAACATGACTAAAAAAATTGCCATGGGGGAATTGAGAGCATTAGTTCAAGCACCTGGCGGATTTAACTTACTTAGAGATTATTTTATCATTCATGACAAAAATGCTTTGGAAGAATTAATTGGTGATGTTGAACCAGAATATCATTATCAAGAAAAAGATGTTGATTACTTATTAGTTAAAGGCTCTTTAGCTCAAGTGCAAGATGCTTTAGATTGGGCTCCAGATGGAGTTGTGGAATTAATGAAAGCAAGAGCTGTTCAGATTTCATTACCAGATAGAGATAAAACTAAAGCAATTTTTGATGCTACTGGATTTGACGTGGATGCGGCAATCAGAAATATGGCCGCATATGAAGATGAAGATGATAAGCCTGTTGCTAAAAAACGTAGATCAACAGCAATTCAAGCTCAAAGCGTTGAAGAAGAAAAACCAAAAAGACAAAGTGCGCCTTTAGAGGTATCTAAAGAAATTCCTGAAGTCACTGAAGAAGAAGATGAGACTCCAGTAGTTCAAAATAAATACTCTATCGGATAAGAGGAGGATTTATATGGAAACTACAAGTTTTTCAGATGTATATGAATATTTTTATTCAATGGTCACAGATGATGACTTTTTAGAAATTACTGAGGCGGAAACAGAAGCTAAACTTCAAGAGTTTTTAATGCACGCAATTCATTGGTTTGAAATGCCAAGAGTTAATTTAAATGATTTAGATTTAGATCTTGAAATGTTTAATGTAAAACTTTCAAGAGAAGAAATGAATATTTTAGCTACATACATGGTTGCTGAATGGTATGGACAACAAATTTCAAATGTTGATAATACTAGACAATTATATACTGGTAGCGAATTCAAAATGACTTCTCAAGGGAATCACATCCAAAAGCTTTCTACTGAAAGAGATAAATATAGAAAAGACGCTTTCCATTTACAAAGACTTTATAAAAGAAGAACGGTTGATCAAGATGGTAAAGTAGTTCCAACTATGGGATTACTTATGACGCCAAGAGATCAAAAGTATCGCGGAAATGATTCTTAAGTATGATTTAAATATTGGCGATGATGCAATTCGTGTTCGTTTTCAAAAATTAGGCGGGCTTATTTTTAAACTTCTTCCAATGCGCGAAGAGGGAAAAGATTGGGAAATTCCTTTGTGGACTATCCAAGAAGAGATCGCGGGATGGCGTAGATTGATTCTAGACGACGAGATCGATGATCTCCTTGCGCCGCTTTGCTCAAAATTGGAGGGTTTATTTGAACTTCAATATACGGGTAATAAAAAAGAAGACGAAGAGATTTTTAGAAAATATCGTTCAGTTATTTTTGAATGTATCTCGCTTAGTCAAAGAATTGGAGAAAAGATATAATGGGTTCTTTAGACTTAATGAAAAAAAGATTGGAAAGACGTGGCGGAATTAAAAGAGAAGACCGCATTGTAAAGGGTAAAGAACATGCTTTAAGAAAAAGTTTATTCAATACATATCAAGGACATACTATTGAATTAGAAGATGGAAAACAATTCAGAGCAATTATAAATCCAGATGAACAAAATTTTGATAACGATAATAAGATTCTATCTGTTCCTCATAAAGATATTTGCTTAAATGCGGAAAAAGTAGGAAAGAAAGAAGAAGGCTATGTTGATATTGAAATTGCAAATGGAGATATAGTTAAATGGGTTGAAACTGAAACTAATTGGATTGTGCATTTACAAAGATTAGAAGAGACTGCATATTTCAAAGCGGAAATCAAGAGATGTGATTATGAGTGTGCGGGAAAACCTGTGTATTTCCGCGGGCCTACCGCTGTAAACGCAGTATGGAATAAATCAGAAAACTTTATGTATAATCAAATGAATTATGATGCCCGCATGATTGCGAGTGCAAAGAATTTTGATTTTAAGAGATTAGAAGTTATTGAAGTTGCTGATAAAAATTGGGAAATTCAAGTTGTAGATAGATTATCTACTCCTGGAATTTTAGATATTTATTTAAAAGAATACTTCACTGATTCTATTTCAGAAGAGCAAAAAGAAGAAAGACAGGCGGAAATCCAAGAGAAGAAATATACATTAATTCAAAAACAAAATACTTCTAGAATTGTAGGAAAGAAAGAAGTTTATCCTTATGACATTGAAACTTACACTATTGATGGCGGGAATGGCCAATGGAGTGTAAACAACAAGAAAGCTGTTATTTTGGAGCAATCTCCAACTTCAGTTAAAGTTGAAATTAAAACTGGTAAAATGGGAGAGTTTGAATTATCATATACCGAAAATAATGAAACAACAATTTTACCTGTTGTTATTAAATCATTATAGGAGGCCGCTATGAGAAGAGATATCGCATTACCAAAAATCAATTCTACTTTTTTAGAATGTGAAAAAGAAATTGAATTAATTATTAGAAAATTACTTGTGGAAACTAAACCACATAGTGATATATTAAAAAAATTATTGATTATAAATGAAAAAGATTGTTTAGAAGATAGTACAGTTTATAAAGAAATTATTGATAGTAAATCTGTAGGTCAAATGATTGCGGATGGATATATTATTTTAGTTCCTCGATTAGAATTTGAAGAACATGAAGAGGTAAAAAGCTATATCATTATTTCTTTTGATAACTTTACTACAAATGCAACTAATCCAAAGTTTAGAGACCATATCGTGACTTTTGATATTATTTGTAATACAAAATGTTGGGATTTAGGAAACTATAGATTAAGACCTTTAAAGATTGCGGGATATATTGACGGCATCTTAAATGGTTCTAAACTAAGTGGGATTGGTACATTCCAGTTTATGGGATGTAATGAACTTATCTTAAACGAAGAATTAAGTGGATATACTTTAATGTATCAAGCTATCAATGGAAGCGATCAATATTTAGAAATCGAAGAAATTAGTTAATGTTATTTGAGGTTTCTAATTCACAACTTGAGGCGGGAATAGATATTCCATTCTGGCCCGCACGATTAATTATGAAGCAACCTACTTGGGAGGCCATTGCCGCAATAGGAGAGAATGACTTTTGGAGAGGTTGCCAAGTATTTAATTTTTCTAAAGATATGCTTCAAATACAGGACAAAGGTATAGAAGAAGAGATAAGTGATTTTGAGATATTTATGTTAATGATGACTGATAAGAAAAATTCTAACATCATTGAATATAAAAACAGTGCCATTAAGGTACTTATGATACTCTTTCCAGATTATGAATTGAAACTTGATTTAAAAAATAATAGATTATTATTTGTTAAAGATGGGCAAGAGCAAGAGTCTTACATTAATCAGAATTCTTTTGAACTTTTCAAACGTTTATTAAATCGTGTCGTGTGTTATACTGGCGATACAACTGATAAATACAATCCAAATGGAGAAATGTCCAAAAAGATTGTTGAAAAATTAAAAGAACGTGAAAGAAAGCTTGCGGAAATAAGAAAAAATTCAGATGATGATAAAGAGATATCTATATTAGGACAATATATATCAATATTGTCTGTTGGTCAACAGCGTAGCGTAAATAGTTATAAAGACTACACTGTGTACCAAATTATATATGAGTTTAATCGCTATCTAGCTAAGTATGAATGGGATGCTGTTCGTACCGCAAGACTGGCGGGGGCTCAAGATATACAAGATGTGGACAATTGGATGGGTGATACTTTCCGTCCTTAGTCGCATATAACAATTTCGAGGAGGAAATATAAATGAGTATTTTAAATGAAAGATTTGGTCAACGTGAAATCACTGACGTTGTATTCAAAGCAAAAGCTGACATGTCTCTTTTCGGAAAACAAGTAAAAAGAGGACAACCAGTATTATTCATTGATTCTGCTACTGCATCTACTATTGAACAAGCTTCTACAACTGTTTATGCTAGAGGTGGACGTGGAAACAACAAATTAATCGCTTGGGAAGGAGAAAAAGAATTAACTTTCTCTGTTACTGATGCACTATTATCACCAATTTCTTTAGCTATGTTATCAGGTGCTGATATCTTTAATGGAAAAAACACTGCTGATAAAGTTCATGTACATATTAGCGGAAATGCTTTCGTTGGTGAAGGTTCTGATGAAATCGATGTAACTGCAATGTTATTATCTACAGATGATATTGATGCAAATGAAATTTTCGTATTAAAAGCTGATACTGATGGTTCAATCCAATTTGGTGAAGTTTTAGAATTAGCTGAAACTAAAGTTGTTGGAAAGAAAATTAAATTAGCTGCTGCTGTTGAAGCAAATACTAATGTATTCGTTGATTTCTATGTATTAAGAGCTGCTGCTAAAGTTGCTGAATTACAAATTGGTATGGATAACTTCGCTGGTTTTTATTATGTTGAAGCTTCTACTTTATTTAGAGCTCAAGGTGATTCTATTGACAGACCAGTAGAAATGACTTTACCAAACGTTAAAATCCAATCTAACTTCACATTTAATATGTCTCCAACTGGAGATCCAACTACTTTCGAATTCAATATGGATGCAATGCCTGGATATACTTTATTCAACCCAACTAAAAAAGTATTAATGGCTATGCAAATCGTTGAAGAAACTGAAAGTGCTGATGCAAACATTGAATCAGTAATGAAGGGGGAGTAGTCACTAACCTTGAACCAGAGGGTATTAACTTAATGAGTTTGGGGGAAGCGGACGATGATTCTCCAATTTATCAACCGATAATTGAAGAACCAACTTCTGAAGAAGAAGGAGAAGAATAATAAAGAGAGCTGCGGCTCTCTTTTTTAGTAAAGGAGGAATTGTATGGCTCTAGATAAACAAAAAATTGGAGAATATGTTCACTATCACTTATATATGTATAAACAATTTGGAATACAAAGACCAGACGGCAAAAAACAACGTTCTCATGGACTTGGGTATGCTCAAGCTGAAAGTATTTTTAAATTACAAAAAAATCATATATTAAGTATGGCTAGAAATAGAACTACTAGTAAAGAAAATATTGATAGTATTAATAAAACACTTTCCGTATTTATTAATGGTAGAAAAAATAATATTAAATTTTCTACTGAGGATCAAAAAATATTTGATGAAGTTATTGATGCATGGTGTGAAGAAATAAAAGAAGAATTAGGAGAAGCATTTGATACCAACAGAATAACGGAAAATTTTCAAGTTGAAAAGAAAAGCTATAGCAGTAGAAGTTCTAGGAGAGATATTGAAGAAACCAAACGAGGACACTTTGCATCTACAATTCAAAAAGACATAATGCTTATGGAAACTATGTTAAATGATATTGAGAAAAATATTTCAGATAACAAAGGATTGGTAAAATATAAAGAATTACAACAAGAAGTAAAAAATTTAGAAAATCTAAGTATTCGTTTTAGAAATAATTTTATTGATTGGACAAAAGAAAATAAGAGACTTGAAAAATCATTAAAAGGAACAAGATGGGGATTTATTACTAATGATAAAACTATAGATAATTTAACTTATGAGGATTTTGTAACAAGCGTGAATGTTTGCAAGCGTCTTGTTAGACAATTTACAAAGAATGACACATCTAGAGCTACAGGTTTTGTTGCTGAAGTTGCCGCAAAAAAACTAGCTGGATTAGCACAGTTAGAAATTTTAAAAGATGTTTCAAATCCTATTGTTGCTGGAGAAATTATAGGAAATAACATTTATGCCACTCCTGTAATTTATAATAGTGATTTTTTTGAACAAAATTTTTTAAAAGATTTAAATCAAAAAACAGTAATAGAGGGAGACGGAGGCATTTATAGTGTAAGTCTACCTACTCAAAATAAAGTAGACGTTATTTTTGCTATGGAAAACAACGATACAGTAACAACAACCATTAAAAACCATAACTTTTATAGTGGCTATGATATTAGTTTAGTAAAAGAATCTCCTCTTCTTGCAATGATTCAAGACGAAGACCCTGTATTTGTTAATCATTATTTAAATATGGTTGTTCCGCATAAAGATGAAAATACTAAATATAAATCTATTGCTATGGGGGCGGCCGCCAACGCAATGAGATACACTTTAATATATAAATCTTTGGTTGGAGCAAAATTAAATGCATCAAGAGCAGATGTTATGATAATAATTGATAATGCTACAGGTACTCCATATGTTTTTGACGTTGCTAAAATTTTTACAAATATTGATGCAATATTAAATTTATTTTCTATTACAGAATCATCTTCATTACGAAACACAAGAGTAGGAACTGTTTCCAATAGACAATTGGCCGATAAGAGAATTTCTGATATTTTAGTAAGTGCGCATCAAGATAAAATTACAATAGCTATGAGTCCAACTGTTGTAAATCATATTAAATAAATTTGACAAATTTTAAATTTTCCATTATAATATTTATGGAAAGAAAAACAAAAAGAGAAAAAAGGAGAAAAATATATGTTATTTACAGATTTAAATTTAGAAGTTAATAAAGAAACTTCTATTATTACTTTTAATGATAAGGAAATTGAAATTAAAAATTATTTACCTACAAAAGATAAATATGATTTAATTATGATTACTTTACAAAAAGCAATGGAAAATGGAGTATATAATGATTTTAAATTAGATACTTATTTCCATTTAAATTTAATTTACTTAATGACTAACTTAGAATTTACTGATGCGGACAGAGAAGATGAAGATGAATTATATGATAAAATCTTATCTTCAGGTTTATTATCTGCAATTCTAGGGGCAGTCAATCCAGAATTATATGAATATTTATTAAATACAATTGATTCAGTTGCCGCAAAACTTGAACGCAATAATCAATCATTATCTGGGTTATTAGAAAACTTTATGCAAGCTATGCCGCAAATCGATAATAACTGGGCAGAATTATTACAATCTTTTGATTTAGAACAACTACAAGATTTATCATCAGTTATTCAAGAATTAGGCGGAGCTAATTATAATAAAAACTAGAATGGCCCACATAAAAAAATAATATACTTCTCATTCTCAAATAAAGAGAATGAAGTTTTACAAAGACTTCTTCGGAAGTCTTTTTATCATAAGGAGGAAAAAGGAAAATGGCAAATGGTGGAAGAATAGATTACACTGTCGGCTTTAAAGTTGATCAGTCTAGTTTAAATCAAATGAAGACCGCATTACAAGGTATTCAAAATATGACTGCAGGAGAATTATCTTCACGCGGGATTGATAATGCAGTTGTTAAACTAGAAAAAGCAAA